GGTAAGCCGCACCAGTCAAAACCTGACTGCGACAACATGCTTAAAGCACTGATGGATGCCCTGTTTGATGATGATTCCAGCGTCTGGGATTGTCGCATTACAAAGCTATGGGGCGAGAAAGGCCAGATCATCATCCGGGAGAACTCACAGTGACACGTAACGAAATCAACACCTACCAGAAGAGTTCTATCGAACGAGCGACGTTTCCAACTGCGCAATATCTGGAGTTTATCCGGCAACAACTGATTGTTGCGACCGCTGATATGAGTGGGGCGACAAAAGGGCAATTAATGGCTTGGCTGGAAAACGCCCAGTTTGATACCGACACATTCAAGCGAAAGAAACCCCGAATAATGGATGAGATAACAGGGAAAATGATTACCCTGGATAACCCGCCAATACCCGGTAAGCAATCCCGCGCCAAGGGATCGTCAGTTGCGTTAGTGAGTCCAGTTGAGTTTTCAACGGCGTCATGGCGGCGGGCAGTGCTGGCACTCGACGACCACCAAAAAGCGTGGCTACTGTGGAACTACAGCGAAAACATCAGCTTTGAATTCCAGGTCTCGATTACGCAATGGGCGTGGGCAGAGTTCCGGGAGCAACTCGGCGCGAAGAAGGTGGCCGGCAAGACGATGGAGCGCCTGAAGAAGCTGATTTGGTTGGCGGCGCAGGACGTCAAAGCGCAACTGGCGGGCAAGGATGTGTATCAGCACCAGGACTTGGCGGCTCTGTGTGGCGTTAAGGCGGATAACTGGTGTCATAACTATGCCGATTACTGGCGAGGTATGTGCGCCATCTATAAACGACTTGATGGTGATTCTCTTCTCTGTGCTGTGAGAACAAGATCACAACAAAAGGCGACTTTTTCGCAGCAGGGTATTGCAAAAGTCAATTAAATAGCATACATTTCATATAAATCTGATATCGTCGCCATAGCTTCGTTTGTCGACCAAATTAAGAGCCTCGCCATTGTGCGGGGCTTTTTTATATCTGGAGATCACCCATGAAATTTAATGAATTATCTTCTGATTCCCGATCTCAGGCCAAAATCACACTAGGTCAACTTATTGTGGCTAGGGCGAACTCTGGGGTGGATGATTTTGAAAATTTGGGGCGTTGCATCGCTGCCGCGTTTATTGCGATGGAGCGCCATGATAGCGCCCCTGAGGTTAAAGTTGACGATAATGGTGAAAACGGTCGAAGTGGATCTGGCATTAATCTCTAATCGTCTGCTCTAAATAGATACCAGGCACAATTTTCAAATTCACATAAGAACACTGAAGCACTTCGGGTTCCGAGTGAATTAGCGCATAAAGAGATCTTCTCTCTCAGTGGCGTTAATTCCTCCTTTTTTGGTGCGACATATGTTGCATCAGGTAATTTGTTGCGAGAGCCATCACCATGAGGGATTTCCCTCACAAATCCCAGTGACAGCATACGTTCATGAAGTATTTCATACGCCTCTTCATCAGCGCCATGCAATTCAACCCTCGCGAGCACATTTGACATAAATATCTCCATATTTGATGTGGTTACTTTTGGCGATTTAACAATATCAAACTGAGGGTGAGGCGGCTACCTTGATGAATTCGTTCATTATATGCGCTTCTGGTCCGTCCCTAACTCCCGCCGACTGTCAAATAGCTGCACGCTCAGGGCTTCCTGTGATAGCGGTTAATTCATCATGGCGAGCCATACCGGAATGTACTCACATTTACGCTGGCGATCTGCGCTGGTGGGCTGTGAACATTCCCGCGCTGCCCGAGGGTCCAGAACGCTGGTCATGTAACCGGAGAGCACACACCCGATATGGTGTGAGCCTCTTCCCGACAGATACCAGCGGCACATTCAATTCGGGGCAGAGAGCGATCCTGTTCGCTCACTGGCTGGGCGCAAAGCGCATCATTCTGCTGGGCTTCGATTGCTCAATCTCAAACGGTAGTCACTGGCACGGCGATCATACAGCCCTCGATAACCCGACAGCGGCGAACGTAAAGCGCTGGCATGGCGAGTTTGCCAGGGTTGCGGCGCAGCTGCGTGGAAGCGTCCATATCATCAATAGCAGCCGCCAGACGGCGCTTAATTGCTTTCGTCGCTTACCTCTTGAAGCGGCGATCAGCGAGGTCACATGCTGAATCCTCCGATTTACATCGATGGCATGCTGGGAATGGGAGACACCATTTACCAGCGCGCTTTCGTCAAACAGCTGCCTGCTGGGACATTCATTAAGACGGCATGGCCGGAGCTTTACGAAGACCTGCCGGTAAAAGCTGTCCGAAGTGATACCACGCTCAGAACGCAGCGAAAAAATGAGTTTCGCAGCTCCGCAAAGTTTTATCCGCCGCCATCGCCACGACAGACGAAGCGAATCTTTTACGGACCGGATGATCTGCGGCGCGGTTCGATATTTGATGCGATGCGCCGCCAGTTTGGTGTCATGCCAGCAGCGCTTGATTTGCCATCCTTTGGCCCGGCGCAGTTTACGCACCAAAAGCCGATCGCCGTTATCCGTCCGGCAACTGTTCGTTCTGAATGGCGAAGCGACTCCCGAAATCCTGACCCCGATTACCTCCTGCGCGCATCGCGAATCCTGCTGAAACATTTCTGCGTGATTAGCGTCGCGGATTTGCAGGACGGGGAAGAGTGGCTGGTGGGTGAAGAACCAGAGGCGGATCTGAAAATGCACGCTGGCGAGCTCAATATCAAAGAGCTGATGCGACTGATAGAGCATGCCGCTGTCGTGGTTTCGCCTGTCGGCTGGGCGCTGCCCGCTGCCATTGCGTACAAAACACCTGTTTACGTTGTCGCTGGTGGGCGCGGCGGGCATAACGCTCCCGAGATAGTCACCGATCCGGCGATGGATTTATCCCGCACTGGCTGGGCAATCCCGGACAATTATTGTCGCTGCGAAGCGTGGGATCACCATTGCGACAAACGCATCTCCAACTTTGATTCAAAATTCGAGGCCTGGCTGAATGAAGTCGTTTTATCAGGAACTGAACAGCGGGCTGGTATTCCTCCCGGAGCTGGGCATCGGTCGTTATCCGGTTCCGGCATCTCGCCCGTATGACGAGCATTATTTCGCGAAGTATCAGCAGCTGGCCGACACCGAAACGGGCAGAGCCTTAACGCAATCCCGTATTGAGCTGGTGGCGCGCCATTTTCACGGTCCTGTTCTCGACGTTGGTATCGGTGCCGGTCAGTTCGTCTCTACCCGACCGGGAACGCTTGGGTATGACGTTAATCCGGCTGGTATCACCTGGCTGAACGAGCGGGGCGCATTCGCTGACCTCTACGCCAGTCAGTGGCGCGCGCTGACGATGTGGGATGTACTGGAGCACATCGACGAGCCGGAGCTGGCGGTACAGCAGGCTACAGAGTTTGTTTTCGTGTCGATCCCCATTTTTACCGATGCCGGAGACATTCTTCGCTCGCACCATTTCAGGAAGAACGAGCACATCTGGTATTTCACTGATGAGGGTATCAGGCGCTGGTTTACAGAGCAGGGCTTTGAATGCGTGGAACACAACAATATCGAGTGTGAGCTCGGGCGCAAAGGTGTTGGCACTTACGCTTTCAGGCGTACTTGAGTTAACCCTCATTTTGCCCGCTTCGGCGGGCTTCTTTTTCAGGCTATGGGAATCATCCTCGACGTGCTTTGTGTTAAATCCAGCCCGATAGCCTGAACCCTACACACGGAAATCATATGTCTGATCCATTAACTGTAGCTGGTGGGTTTGCTGCCGGGACTGTGGGGGTGACGCTTGCCACTCTGTTTCCCGAAGCCACTCCCGGTGTAATGCTTTTCTCCCTCGGAGGTGCTGCGCTCTATGTGTTGACGTCTGAGCCGCACCAGATATGGAAACAGGCGGTATTCGCGATTATTTCGTTTCTTGGCGGCGTCTCGTTCGCGGTGCCTATGGCGACCATCATGGCTGGCGTTATTAACTCGGCACTTAGTTTGCTGACACCACCAGTGACCATCGAAGTATCACCAAATATCGGTGCGCTGGTCGCCGCATCCATTTCGGTCGCTATCCTCCTTCGCATTTTGTCCAAATCCAAAAACGGGAGCCTTCCCGGACTGGATGGGGGTGATGAATGACATGGGATTCACTAATGCTTCACGCAAACGCGGTGATTTGCCTGCTGATAATGTTCCGTCTGATGTTCTTCAATAAGACGGGGAAAGCGTACCGGCTTGGTGTCTCATTATTTGCGTACCTGATTATTCTTTCAGCCGGATATACCGCATTCCGGATTATCCATGGCGATTACGTACAGGTCGATCCTGGTGAATTCATGCTGAATGCGACGGTTTGCGTCGCGGTATGGGTGGCTGGCGGAAACCTGGCAAAATTTGTGAGAGCAACATAGATGAATCAATCTCAATTTCAAATGGCGGCTGGCATCAGCGCCGGGTTAGCAGCGCGCTGGTTTCAGCCAGTGGATGCTGCGATGAAAGAATTCGGCATTACAGCGCCAGCGGATCAGGCCATGTTCATTGCTCAGGTAGGTCATGAGTCAGGCGGCTTTAGCGCTGTAGTAGAAAATTTGAATTACACACCATCTGCGCTGGTGGCGACCTTCGGAAAGAGGATCACACAGCAGCAGGCTGATGCGCTTGGCAGAACAACCGAACACGCAGCCCGCCAGGACGCCATCGCCAATCTGGTGTATAGCAACCGTCTGGGTAACAAAGCGCCAGGCGACGGCTGGAAATATCGCGGCAGAGGGTTAATTCAAATCACTGGCCTCGATAATTACCGCACCTGCGGGACGGCACTGAAGTTAGATCTCGTTACTTCACCTGAACAGCTCGAACAGGAACTTCAGGCCGCACGCTCTGCCGCCTGGTTCTACACATCAAAAGGGTGTATGGCCTACGGTGCCGATATTACTCGCGTTACGCGCATCATTAACGGCGGGCTGAATGGCATTGAGGACCGCAAGATCCGCTACAACAAAGCGCGGGCGGCGCTGCTGGTATGAAAATGAGTTATTGGGTGCTCATCGTGACGTTTATCGCCTGTCTTGCAGGCGGTCTTGTCTGGTCAGCGGATCACTACCATGGAAAGTTTCTGGAGGAACAGCGTCGCTCTGACGATGCAGAACAGCGCGCTGATTCCTCTGAGACCATCACCGCGAATGTCCTGCGCACCGTAGCAATAACGAACATCATTCTGGAGACAAATCAACATGCCAAGCAGCAGATCGCACTGGAGTCACAGAGAGCCGAGAACGATATCAAAGCTGCTGTTGCGGATGATGATTGTGCTGTTCGTGTTGTGCCTGCTGGCGCAGTTAAGCGGATGCACGAATACGCGAACGGTCTACGTGCCGGTTCCGGTAATTCCGTTACCAGCCAGCCTGACGGCTGAAACACCCCAGCCAGAATTACCCGACCCGTTTACGTGGGGAGCAAGTCTTGACCTGAATGTCGCGTTGCTGTCAGCGCTGGCGCAGTGCAACAGGGATAAGGCTGATATCAGGACTTTCGAGAACAACAGGGCAGGACAAGCCGATGGCACGATTAAACGTTGAAGTTATCCCACCAGACAGCGAGGCGCTGAACGGGATTTTTGCAGAGATTGAGCGCAAATATGCGCGTCAGCCGCTGACGCCAAAAGTAATTGATGAAATGCAGCGCGAAGCGACGCGCCTTGTACGGCGAATGATAACCACAAAGGTTACGTTCGTCCGGGACTGACATTACAGAAGCCCTTCGCTGAGGGGCTTCGATAATGGAGCACTGGAATTATTCATGAACAGACCACACCCACCAGCGCATTTTACGATGCCACCTGACCCGAAGCCGTACATCAGCATAATGCCCGCCAGTGACGTTGGCGAGTGGCTGAATCAGCACATCCTGAGCGATGAGGGTGACCTCTACAACCCTGACCACCAGCATTTACTTGAAGCGGATTTGTGCTTTCTCTGGGCGTCGAACGCTTTCGAGAAGAAAGGGCGTTCCGTGCTGGGGCAAGCGGAAGAAGTGGCAATGCGGGCTGGCGGTTGGCAGAAAGCGCGGATGGAACAGCAGATGTATGAATGGTTCGGCAGGGTGCCGCAGTTCATCATCACGCTGGCCGCCGATTACTGTTCGCAATGTTCTGATCTGGAGTTCTGCGCGCTGATAGAGCACGAGCTTTATCACATCTGCCAGGCGACGGACGAATTTGGCGCGCCGAAGTTCACGCAGGAAGGGCAGCCAAAGCTGAAGTTGCGCGGCCACGATGTGGAAGAGTTTGTGGGCGTGGTTCGCCGTTACGGTGCGAGCCGTGACGTGCAGGAAATGATTGATGCGGCGAATCAGCCAGCGGAGGTTGCTCATCTCGATATTGCCAGAGCGTGCGGGACGTGCATGCTGCGACTGGCTTAAATACTGGACTGTATAAGACGAATGGTGATTTATGGCTGCATTAAAACCTGATGTGAAAGCCTTCATCATTCAGTCGCTTGCGTGCTATGACACGCCATCGCAGGTGGTCGAGGCTGTCCAAAAAGAATTCGGGATCAAGATCACCCGCCAGCAGGCTGAATCTCACGACCCCACGAAGGCCAGCGGTAAGACGCTCGCCAAAAAGTGGATCGAGATGTTCCACGCTACGCGCGAACGATTCCTGACCGAAACCAGCGACATTCCGATCGCGAACAAATCCTATCGCCTCCGCGTGCTTGACCGCATGGCAACCAAAACCGAGGGGATGAAAAACTTCTCCCTGACGGCGCAACTGATTGAACAGGCCGCGAAGGAGGTTGGCGACGCTTACACCAATAAGCTGAAGGTTGAGAGCACCGGCAAGGATGGCGGCCCGATTAAGACCGAGACGACCAATCTCACCGCAGATCAGGCCGCAGAGCTTTACCGCAAGATGATGGGGTGATCATGCCTCTACCGTTTGAATTCGATTTCAGGAACCCTGATTACCAGATGGTTTT